GCCCCAACGTCATCGACATCGCCACTGGTGATCTTGTTGACTTCAATGCGCTTGACCTGACGGATGTGGAGACCCGTAACCGGGTGCCTGAATGGGACTCGACTGAGGTATTTGTCAAAGCCAATTGGGGAGGCGGAAAAATCCCCACCGGCCAGAGTAACGGTCGCAACGACCGGGTCATGCGTCACTTGTCCGACATGGTATTGGAGGGGCACTGGGGTGATAACCTTCGGCAGAAGGGTCGAGCCTTTATGGCGCGATTCTTTGAAGATGATCTGCCCGACTACGAGTTTGAGGCCACAGCCGCAAGCGTAGAGCGGATGGAAAAAGAGAACCATCCTGAACGGTGGATTGATGGTAAATATATTTATACCGACACACCTCAAGCCATTTCTGATGTGATTCCGGGTAAGCGTCGTCGTCTACTGACGGTGCGAGATGCAGACAAACTTGTGGCTGAGTCCGAAGCCACCGCCTTCTTTGCCGACCCATTCCTCTGGCGCGGCTCGATCACCCAAATTCATGGGTACTCTGGCTCAGGCAAGAGTATGTTCCTTCAACATCTGGCTTACGCCATCGCCGCAGGGCAAAACGACTTCGGCCCTTTTGAACTTGCAGGCCCACTCAATGTCCTGTACTTCGATTACGAGAACGGACGTGGCGTGATTGGTAAGCGGATGAAGACGCTCCAGAAAATCCACGGTGATGCGGGTGAGTCCTTCAAAGTTTGGGCATCATTTCTCGATGACAAAGACCTGAACCTGACTACGAAACAAGGCTTGTCCTTGCTTGAGGATTACATAAAGGCCGAGAAGCCTGATGTCGTGATCATTGATACCGTGCGGTCTGCCTTCCTTGGCTTGGACGAGAACAACGCAGAGGCTTGGTCACATGTAAACCACCTGCTCATCCGATTACGAAACATCGGACTCGCAGTGATCTTCGCACACCACAGCAACAAGCCCGGCGAGTCTGGCTTGGGGCGTGAAGCCGGATCGACGAATCAACTCACTGTGCTCGACACACAGGTGCGGATCACGCAAGTATACAAACATGAAGACACGGCCAAGCAAAACGCGGGGCTGTGGGATATGAATATGGAGCAGCCAGTTTGGAATCGCATGGAGGATTCCCTGCCCAAAGGGTTTCGCATCCGTATGCTGTTGGAGTTCCGATATAAGAAGGTGCGAGAGTGGACAGATAATCACCAGTGGGTGCAATACATTGGCTTCGCGCAAGACAACTACGGTGAGGAGATCGTGATCGGCTCCAAGTCACCAAAATCTAAAGCACGAGCCGCACTTGCGGACGGGCTATCCGTTGAAGAGATCGCTGACGCTCTCCAACTTCCTTACACCACAATCAAGAAATGGATGAACGCATGAGCATACAAATGATAAACGGCTGTCGAGTGGAAGATTTCCAAGCCCCGAGTGGCGAGTGGGGGTGTGTCGTCACAGACCCAGAGAAGACTTTCATGTCCGTGACAAGCCATCAAAACACGAAAGAGGCTGCGATAGAGTATGCAATGACAAAAATGAAGGAGCGAAAGAATGGCGCGGAAAAAGAAAGAGGTTAAATTTCAGCAGCATAAAAGCCCGCGCCAATATTTCTTTCCTTTGCTCGAAATCCTAGATGGAGATGAGCGAGAGCGTCGCTTTAATAGTGACGTGCCCGAAGACTACAAACCATTGGTGCGTAAATATCTGGACATCTATACCGAACGCATCTTATTCAGTCGCAGAGATGCCCCTCCCCCACCAGTGTCACTGAGGGACATGAGGTATGGGTGTATTGAGTTTTGGTAGTGATCAACGCGAACGCGTTGAATAGGATGTAGGAAATAAGAAGAAAGATACCAACGCGTATTGCGCGCTGGTATCTTTCAGAGGCCAAAGGGCCATATCGCCGCCATGTACGCCATGAAACAAAAGAACGCAAAAACGCAGGCAGCCAAGACAACACTGGCAATCTTACCGACCGTGACTAGGCTCATCGCTTCTTCGCTACACGCTGGCTTCAATTTGTGGTCGTGGTTGTGCTGGCGTCAGACTCGTCATGGTTGTCGCCACATTCAGTGGTGTCACCTGTGCAGACTTCAACTCCGCCAGTGGTTTGTCCAACTTCCACGCAGCCGACCATAAAAAGTGCGCCGAAAAATATGATCGCGCTAAAAACAAAAATTCTGAACTCATTCATAAGTCTTGACCTCTTTCTCAAGATAAATACCAGTGCTGTATGTTGTGTCGCCTACGTTAATTGCGGCAAGTCCTGAGCACCCGTTAAGTAAAAGAACTACAACCAAACCAAAAAGTAATTTCATCAGTCGTCCTCCGCAGCGTGACTGGGGTGTGTTGAAGGGATAATTTCTTCCTCGTTTGGTGACTCCAATTTGTCCAACACACTAAACGCGGCTGGCAAAATGAAGACGCTCGTACAACTCGCGCACGAATATAGGTGAACCAGTTCGTGATGTATCTGCGGATCGACATCACTCTCGGTCTGCCCAATGAATCCACGGTGCGTAATTCCGGCATGAAAAAACTGCCTTGATCCGCACACCCTGCATATAAAGGTTGCTTCTGTCATCCCTTCCCTCGCGGTTGTGAAATAAGTGCGTGCTGTCGGAAGCGCCCGGCACGCGCGGGCTTAAAAAGGAGGAGAGACGCATCCGACTTTGTCTTGAGCATGAGCGGTATCGATTGTATGACACCTTTGGGTGTGTCGTCAATATCTTTTTAAGTACAAAAAAAGGCCCGCGTATGATGCGGGCAAAAATAAGGAGGATGTAGGACTTGTGCTTCTCACTTTCGCTTATTACGTAAGTATCTGTAGTAACTAAAGTATCGGTGATACTTCTCTGTTGAAACCCACCAAGGGTTTCAGCAGAGCAGTGCTACTGGTGAAAAGCGAAAGCGAGTTTACAGGAAAAAACATGGGTGGTCAAAACCTGTAACCCATTGATAAACATTGGCTTTTTAGTTTGGCTTTATATTGTAGTGTCCGTCGGCACCCCTATCGGGTGCCTCCGAACCCATCGCACAGACCATTTTGCCATATCGAATGAGTTGACCACCCGAATCTAAACCCATATATTCCAGCCCCAATGGGAAGGCGAACAACCATCACCGCCACCCAATTGGCTTGGCTCAAAGAGAACAAAGACCTACTGACCGACAAAACACTGGCTAAGGAAATTGGCTGTTGCGTTGACACACTGAGACGAATCCTTATGCGCGAAGGACTCGCCCACTATGAAGCCGCGAAGTATGTCGTGGCTGAATCACGTCGTCAGGAAATGTGGGAGCGCCCATGCATGGGTTGTAAGACAACCAAGCCACGACCAAAGTGGCGATTCTTTTGCAACCTCTGCAACAAACGCCGTCGCTCAGGTGATTTTGATGCCCAATATTAAAACCATCCGAGCCAAAGGCCACGCCTTCGAGCGTGACCTCGCCAAATACTTCCGCGACCACACTGGCCTACAAGTGCGCCGCACCTGCCTGACCCAACAATTCCACGACCGCGCACAAGGACAAGAAGACCTCACTGGCTTACCCCACCTCTCCGTCGAAGCCAAGCGCGTAGAAAAACTGGACTTCCCCGGCGCCCTCCGCCAAGCCCAAGCCAACGCGCCCCCGGACTCCATGCCAGTTGTCGTCAACCGACGCAACCGCCAAGCCATTGAAGACTCCTACGTCCTCCTCCGCCTCTCCGATTTCACCACTCTTTACACATCTTACTTGCAGGAACTCGAAGAAGGCACTTCATGACGTTATACGAAACCCCCGCCGACCTCGCCCACGAACAAAAACTGGCCGCCTATCTCGAAGACCACTGGCGCGCTGATCTACACAAACTACCCATACGCTACAACATCGATTTCATGGCCACCAAAAATGGCAAGCCAATCGCAGTCATCGAATTCAAACGTCGCGCCCTATCCATGTCACCACCCACCTACCCCACAATATTCCTAAGCACTCACAAACTCAACGCTGGCATCTCATGGATCACAAATTGGCGCATCCCCTTCCTCTTCATTGTTCAAGACAACACCAACGCATATTTCCAATATCGCTACGACCCCACCCACGACCTTGATATTGTCATCTCTGGCAGAACAGACCGGAACAACGATCAAGACATCGAGCCGACTGTCCATATCCCGACAACGCGCTTCAAGAGGATAAGCCCATGATTAAACCAGCCCACTATGACCTGAAGATCACCCCTCTCGAATACATCCGCGCCAACCATCTTGGCTTTGCCGAAGGCTGTATCGTGAAGTACATCTCCCGCTACAACATGCCGGAATGTGACCCGGTCTCTGATCTCCGCAAGATCATCACCTACTGCCAAGTCCTACTCGACGAGCAGATGATGGATACAATCAGCAAGGACGACGAGAAGCAGCCCCCCAAATAAACTGGCGGAATGCCTTGGTCAATCACTCCCGCCATGAATCAATACCGATCCGAACAATTCGGAGACGTGGAGTTCAGCGTTGACGTACTCACACCCGGCGAACCCGGAGCATGGCAAGAGCCAGACCCCCTTCTAAAACTTGGCTTCGACCCAGACGTAGCCGAGTACCTAGACATTGGCTTAAAGAAAGACGCCGCTTATTCTCACGCCGGTATATCTACCCCTAAAAGCACCGGGGCTTTCCTAAAGAATGGCCCAGAGTTTCTATCGTACTACTATCAGGAACCACAAGAAGACGTTTACGAAATACTCCGCAAGAAAGGTATGCTCCGCTCGAACATAGAGAACTATCAGGACTGGGCCTCCCTACCGGGAGAGATAAGCAGCACCGACTTCGTCGGACAATACGACCAAGGGCAGGGCGGCGTAGACTCGAACGACATCTGGCGCCATGAGTACCGTCACCGTGGCGTATCCCAAGCCCAACAGTTCAACCCTGACATACCTCTGGCTAATCTAACCAAGGAGGAAGAAGAAACCCTACTCCGCCTTTACGACTACGAGTATGGCCGCCCTAAAATAAAAGCGGAGGCAAAGGAATACATCAACAATCAAGGCGAGGCGGTGCCCACACTAGAGCACGCAAACAAAATGGCGAGAGAAATAATGGAACCCGAAGCCATAACACCCCTGTCCAGAATACTCTCACTATTCAACTGACATCTGATTTTCAGTTTGGCTTTCTGATTTTCCGTTCAGCCAACACATCAGCAACAACATCTGCTGTACCAAGAACAAAAAAAAGGGGAGAGCACCACGCTCTCCCCTCCCGATACAAACACCCCGGTTTACTCGTCTAAATCACACACCAACTGTGACACACACGAGACCAGACTCCCCTTCAAGTCAGCAATCTGATCAATACATGCGTTCGACGCTTGCGCTGTCTCACATTGCCCAACCGTGAACTCCATATCCTCAATCTGGCTAATCAACAATTGCGAATACTCCAGTATTTCCTTATCCAACCAACCCTTAAACTGATTTGTGTCATGTGACATTCTTCACGCTCTCCTTCTCGCTTCGCACGAGTTTGGGAGTTATTAGTACGTGTGCCACACACCATCACTGTGCCAGAAAGGATAACCTTTGGCTTAGTTCCACTGCCTTGACTCCAACTTAGTCCTTAGCAGGGGAGCGCCTTCAGCCGCTCGGCCACCTCTCCTTTATCAGCACTGACAATAACTTACGGTCAACGCTGATCGGTACACAGTGCAGGGCGTGTGTCACACACCTCTCGCAGTACCAGTAATTATACGTGAACAATCTGCGCAACCCCACATCCACCAACTAGGGCAACCATACGAAAGCGGGTCGATACAGAACGAATCATAAAGAACCCTCCGCACCCACTGGCTCATTGTCAAACCCATTACAAAAGTGTCTACCATCATAGTTTCCCTATGGCACTTTCGAGATGCCCACGTGACAAATGTGAATACCGCATCACCATAGCCAAACTACTATGCCCCAACAACTCTGCCACGGTACGGAGATCAGCGCCGTTCATCACTAAATGGCTTGCGAACGTATGCCGACAGTCATGTGGCGTGAAATCATCAATGTAAGACTCGCATGTGGCCCTATAAAACTTCTCATAAAACGAAGTCTTATCCCACCTTTGCCCATTGATCTTTATGAACACCAACTCAGAAGGCTTCCCGAACTTTCCTAAGATATCTAGCACCTTCTGATGTAACGGCACACGCCGCCGCTTTGGCTTGGCCCGATTACCCTTCTTCGAGATCATCGTCACACTACTATCATCCAGATTAATAGCACTCCACGTAAGATTGGTCATCTCACCTAACCTTGCTCCCGTATACATTAAGAAGGTTAACTCACGCTTTAGGGAGTCAGCACCACCACAACAGCCCAACAAAGAGTCTCGCTCGGCATCCGAAAGGTAACGACACCGACCCTCTCCGTCAGGGGGTAGATCAAACTTGGCTTCCTTACACAAGCCACGACTATGACCATAGTTGATGATCGCCTTCATCGCGTTTAACTCTCGCCTCACGGTTGAGTCTTTGTTATCACGATGCACATCAGAGACATACTCATCAATCGCCAACTGGTCAATCCCATCAACCTCGCACTCATCCCAATACCTTAACAATCTACTGAGATGCCCAGTCTGGGTCTTCGATAAGCCACCCCGCCGATCTTCATACCGTTTGGCCACAGCCCGAAACGACACAACATCACTGCCACGCCCCTTCAATAACGCCAACTCCATCTTCGCACGAACCACTTCGGCTTCTACCATTCGTGACTTGGGCAACCCCGTACTTTTACGGATACGCTTCCCGTTAATGGTGCCAACGACCTGAAGCATGCTAGTCCCCGCCTTACTCGTTAGTCTTAGCATTACCATCCCCCCCAACTTCCGTTTTATTTACATATACTCTTATATCTTTAGAATATCTAACGCACAAACCTAGTGTTTGCAGAACCTTCATTTTATATTTCCCCAACTCTTGGCGATGCCACTCAAATTAAAGTAGATGTCATCGCTAACACTATCAATCATGCCCTTACCCATCATTGCAATCTGGCCTCTCTTGTTAACACCAAACTTACCTGCAATAGTCCGAACATGTACCTTTGCTGTATTCACTGAACAGCCTAATCGTTTTGCAATTTCATCATTGCTGCCTCCTCGTATCAAAAGTTGTAATGTTTGGTGCTGCTTCTTGGTTAAGTTCGACAACGATCCGACCGACTCAGGATCATCATCCCCTTTCCCACCATCCCTTGCACCAACCCCAATCAACTGGAACAACGCATCTACCTTGGCTTCTAATCCAATGAGACGCATCTCCACCTCGTCCCTTTTCATATAACAACCCTCTGGTAATTACTTCAAGAACTCCCCTCGCAAGACGTAAAATTGTCCCCTCTTGAGAGCCACACCGAAAGGTGTATCAAATACAATACACCACCCCCGGCAGGGTGTCAATTCAACACCCATCTAGGCGTATTTAGGTATTTTTTTTACGGTAATAGGGGATTGCCAACGCACCTGACATATTTGAGACACCTTTTACATGTCACGTCGTCAGGTTCATCAGCAAATAACGGCATCACTAAAACAGGAGAATTCCTTTTGGCTTTAGCGGTCTTACATGCGGTATCACCGTCACGCTTTAGATGCTTAACCTTCACATGCCTTCCCCCGGTGGCACGAGTCGGCGCCTTAACCGCGCTTACTAATAATGGATGCGGAAATACTCCCATCAATGCACCCCCTTTCCAATCGGGTGGACAAACGTATCACCCTCAACCTCAAACTCATCGACAATACTAAGGCCGCACAACTCTGCAAATTCCTGCGGAACTATCCCGTCCTCACTACTATCAAAGGCTTCCGAACAAGCGTCAACAAAATTCCTCTTGGCTTCGACAACCTTCTCGTTGTCGCTCATAAGAAATGTAGCAATAGTTAACACCTGTAAGATGACCTCCTTATCTTCGTGATCCCAGAAATCCCTGCGCACTGCCACATTCATTTGACCCTTATCATTTATCACGACAGAAAAAAGCGGATCACTCATAACCATTACTCCTACTTAATTTACGCTCCGCCTTACGTGTTTTACGATGCGCTCCACCCTTACGCAGTAGTGGCACCACCCCCCTTCTCGGTTTTATTGGCTTCTTCTTCTTCATCGGCTTTCCTTGCGAGATAAAACGAGTACATGGAATTCCATGCCGCACCACAATCCTTACACTGTATGCACGAGCCATCGAATTCCACGCCAACTATTTTCTTACTCCCACACATTGAACACTGCATATAACCCATCATGACTCGACTCTATCTGGCTTGTCGTCCTTAATCCAAAGCGCCTCAAGAAACTCGATCATATACTTAGCGTACCCCTTCAAGTAATGCTTACCCTCGAACTCAAACACCCGTTCATCATCACCTGCACACCCTTCATACACATTACGAAACGCCTTCAACTTACCCGGCGTGAACGTAACCGTACCCTCCCCTGATTTCAATCTCACACTGGCTTTACTACTAAGAACCTTCCCTGTTTTAAATTTCCTATCAACTTTACGAAGCATTTACTGTCTCCACGAGTTCAATCGTCGTAAGTTTTGAAAGGTTACGACTGTTCACCAACCGATCCAAGCCACGCAAATGCAGATACCTAATTGCCGCCGCCTTCGATCCGAACACACGAACCTTTCCCTCTTTACTCCACCCCTTTTCACCACTCTTGTACGATACATACTCAAGCGATCTCCCATTCTTCCTTCGTATCATGTACCCCATCACTTTCTCCTTGTGAAAAACAAGGGGGTGTCAGGCCTACGCCCAACACCCCCTCCGATAATCATGCTTACAGGCTTAAATAAGAGGGCCACTTCGTAACCCCCGCCTAGCACCATCGAGCATGAATTGGATTTCGACATCTCTGCCGGTAAGGAATTGCTAGGCTGTTTCTTTGTCGGGTAATGCCACCCCTGCAAGCACGTCTCTACCTTGCTTGGTGACGTAATACAAATACGCGCGATGGCCGTGAGAATCGACCCCTCTTTTACGACCAACATAATCCCGCTTCACCAACGACATCGCTTGGCTTCGGGGATTATAGAAATGCCCCCCATTTTGTTCCGAGTATTCCCGCAACTCGCGACAAGACTGACGATTACCTAACAGCGCACGCATCAACGCCTCTTGATGAAGCGTAAGACCCCCTCTCTTTGGCCGTCCCGGCCCCGGAACTGGCCCCGGAAAGACACCTTCACGCACTCGCTTGGACAACTCCGCATACGGCTTGCCCGTATCGGAATCTATAAACACGACAGACCCTTTAGGCATGTCAATCGGCAACTCAAACTCTATGAATTTTTTGTGCATAATATTTGCGCCCCTAACGCAATCGAAGATCATACAAAGACACACCAGACTTCCACTTACACAGATCAAGAACACCTAACAACGACGCCTTCAACTCTTCAGTTGCGTCCTGTGTTAATACAATTCCTGCCTCTGCAAACTCCTTATCCAACGCCCTATGAAATACAGCAATCAACTCTTCCGAATCATGCTGATCCAACGAGATAGTCTTACTCGCTCCATGTGAATTGGAATCGATAATCTGTTTCGCACTGTTGTGAGAAACACTAGAGCCCCTCGCACCCCTATCCCAAACCGCATGATCACTGTAACCACGGCTCCGATCCCAACTATCCATGTAACTGCCACCATAGAGAGAATCGTACCCTTCCATGTAGTCATCGCTTGGGCCAAACGCCCCACCCTCATCGAAGTAACCCTTCCTCTCATATTTTGGCTTCTCCTCTTCAGGCATCACATCTTCCAACAACTTCTTGGTTAAACTTTTATCGCTCATTTACGCATCTCCTTTTCAATTTCAAGACAAACCATCAAAATTTTGACCCTGTCCTTGTGACGAACGCGCTTCTCCCTCACTCGCATCGCAACACGCCACCAGAAAGCGAAGTCAGTGCTTGGCTTTTGCGGATACAAGCCATACCAAGCCACTCGACAGGTCGGCCCTCGCTTCCCTGCATTAAGCAACCCTCCTACGACTCAGACTAGACGCCTTTATCAACTCTTTATTGTTGAGCACCACCCGCTTACCCATTAACACCTTGGCTACCTGCGACATCACCTCACCCGGCAACTCATCAACATCATTTATCACAACCCAGTTCTTGTAATACTGCTGAACTGCTTCACTGCAAATCCCTATCCCAATAACGTGCATCCCGGTATCACTTAGCCCCGCCACTACATCACGCACATAACTGCGACCAGCCCCAGTCCAATCACAAGACCTGATACCCTTTGGAGCCATACCCATACGAAATGCGGGCCACCCATCACTCAAAACAATCAACACCTTCTTGTTTTCCTGCCTCTTCATTAACCGACGACCGGCCCAAGCCACACTCACACCATCACAATTCTCTCGCCCACAACAATACCGAATCGATGCAAGACTGGATTTCGACTCACGTAACGTATCCCCGAATCCCTTGAACACGTAATAGGTTTCGTTCTCATACCTATGAAACCCGCTCGATGTGTGATAGTTCACACTATCCGGGTCAAGCCTCCCATCACTAAAGAATCCAGTCACCTCAAACGGTACGTTAATCGTGTTCATCGCCTCGGCTAAACAGATCGCACTCATCTGCGCCAAGTCCAACTTGTAACCACTCATACTCCCACTCAAATCAATCAACACCTCAACTGCTGTGTTCATCTCAGGAGTATCCTCCGGCATCCAAAACACATTTGGCTGTCCGGCAAAAGCCTGAACCAACCTTCTCGTATCTAACGCCCCGAACTCCTTACCATCATCACGACCGCGCCTCATCATGTCTTCCAACCCGCGCTCCAACTTCCTTCGCATCGTACTGATGATCCCCCGCATCCCCTTACTAAAGCCTG